CTTTTCCTTTAGGCATTGACTCGTGTTTTACGTCAGTGGACAAGTTGAATTGGGGACAAGTTTCCTGCATCAACTTGGTATACGCCGTTTCGAGACGCGGCCCACTCCACTTCTTGGACTTGATATTTTCATATCCGTCGCCCACATTGTTCTCGAGCCATGTGACTATTTTCGCCTTCGTCCATATGCCATGTTTCTTGTCATTACTTATAGAATGCTTTATAAGTGTCCCCAAACGTTTCTTGTCTGCCTCAGTGCCCGCATAAGGACGGGCCTTCTTGTCCAGCCTTTCGACTTTAGCGGCAGTAACATTATTTGGAGACTTCGCGTACACATTAGGAGGACACGGAATCGGCCCTATTATGGCGCCGACCACTTCTTTCTTGTCACTCGTATGTGTCACGAGACCATTCAACTCTGTGGAACTGACATATGGTATGTCTGTGTCTTTATCGTGGAACTCTACACCCACAATAAAGTCGACTCCGCCTTTCTTGACCACATTATTCGACGCGGAAGACATTAGCTCTGCGTCTAAAGGCGTATGACCGCCTAAAGTGCCGACGTCCATGCCCATTTCGCCTGGCGATTCCCCGCCAGTAGACGTAGTGGGCGTGGCGTCAGTAGCAGTAGGGCTACTGTCTCCACCCAGAGTAGGGGCCGCAATACTTGCGGGCAGACTAACGCCAGGCATATATGTGTCGGTCTCCTCCGGAATGCCGTCCCGGTTTAGATGTAAGTCTTCCAGAGCCACGTGCGCCATAACATGGTCATAACGCGGCATTGTAGGGCCTTGCACATTGCCTCGGACCCTGTCAAAAATGGCAGGGCCCCTCGTATAGTCGACTGTGCCGTCTTCATTTACCCCTGCGATGTCGGGCATTCTGGCACCAAATTTGTCCATTCCTACTCTTCTTACATGCGCGCTCCAACGCTGAAGCGGTTCTTCGAGAGCACACGGAGACATAAAATTGAGGACAGTAAAGAAGAAGCGCTCCCAGAGCGCCCTAGGCCTCTTACTGCCCAAAACGAAACGTACCATGGCGGCCGGGCCGCACATTCGCATTGCCATGTGTTCCTCACTGCCAGTGGGCCACAAGTCTTTCGCACACGCGCATAAATTGGCGAGTGCAACAGTGCGTTTGGTACCGTTCTGTCCTGCGTGGTGCGCCACACTCCAAAGTCGTTGAAACTCTGTCTCCGTGTAACGCACTACGTACGTGCGCACGACCGTTCCTAGTCTGCCAGACCTTGCGCCGCAGCACAAGGTACGAGAGTCTAGCTCTTCCACAACTATCTCCCAGTGACATTTGAGTCGAGTCGTCACTGCCCTTAAAAGAAAGGTTTCAATGTCACGAAAGTCCTTCTCCGCGAGGGTATCTGGGACGCGCAACATAATCGCAGTTTAAATGACACAAGGCACAAAAGGAATGTGCGTGTGCCGGACTCCCGGTGAACCGGTCGAGTCAAAATTGACCTGTAGCGCGCCTTGCAATAAGACGCCCAGGGGCAGTCACTCCCTAGCACCGATGCCAGTCTCAAG